GCACCGGCAGGATCGAGGATGCCACCAGCAAGATTGTAAGCCATACCACTAGCACCGTCACCGATGGCCAGCATACGGGCATTCTCTTCGTCTTGGCGGTTACGAATGTCCAAGGCCTCACGGAGAGAGCCAGTGTTCTGACGAAGCTCATCGACTTGTCGGATAGACCTACCATCCTCAATCTCATCCATGTGTGCTTCATAGTTGAAGTTAGGATCAGTAGGATGCAGGCCGTTATCCAAAGCCTCGGTAAGAGCATTGAAGGCGGAACCGACAACAGAGTTCTGACGAGCAGCATAGCCGAGCTTAGTAGCCCAATCGAAGCTGTCCTCATGTCGTTGTTGGTTAGCATTAGACAAGCTACCCATTTCTGCTTCAGTACGGGCAGCACCGCTGTAACCAGTACGATCCGCAGCAGGCGTATTGCTAACCTCAGCAAATGCCTCACCAGCGTTCATACGATCTTGAGACGCACGGGGCAACCGCACAACCGAGGCACCACCAAGGATTTGGTCAGCCGTCAGAGCACCAGAGCCACGACGGCCCCCAGCGAGCGCCTCCGAGGCCGTCAGGGGCGTAAACTCCACGTTCGGGGTAGCTGTAGCCCGAGGGGCTTGAGGCACGTCAGAGCCGCTCATATCGCGGTTCCCGTAGCCTAGCTTGAAGAAGGTGTGGTTACCTAGAGCCTGTCCTCCACTTCTAGCCCATGCAGGAACAGCCCTACCCGCAGCAGCCTGTGCTTTCGGGGAGAAGAAGTGATCAGCGCCGTTGGTAGGGTCTTCGCCATTAAGAACTCGTTGCAGGGCATCCTGTGTGGTAAGCCACTGTGTAGAGCCGGGACGGAACCCGCGCATACGCGTTTGGCCTGCCTCAGTAAACGTAGGCTCGTATTGCCCGCGTTGACGCATAACCTGTTCCATAGTCAGGCCAGTCTGTCTAGCCCGGTTAGCAGTTACGGCTAGGACAGCTTGGAGACCAACCCTTCCCTCACTGGCAGCTTCCGCGAGCGCCACGCGAGTAACGAAGTCATTATCACCGACTTCTACTTTGTTGTTAGGCATAAGCCCTCCTAGTTATGAATGATCGGACGGGGCACGAAGCCCCGCCACTTTAATCCCAAGGACCCCGTACACCGGGGAGTAGGATAGCTGGACGATTATTTTCGGGTCGCCTAGCCCGCATGTTCTCTCTATCGGTATTCCGAAGCATGTCCGGAGTAACTGAGAAGTAGTGTGGTCGGCCTTGAGCATCTTGGGACCAAACATACCAGACCGAAGTTCCCGTATCGCCAGTGACGGCAGGGGTAACTTGGTAGCTGCTAATATCAATATCCGGATGCTGTGCCTTCTGTTGCTGAATGGTCTGATCCCAAACACCAACAAGCCTGTCTTCAGGGATGCGGGTAAGATCAGTCATACGCGGAGTACGTTGGGGTGTATGCCAGTAACGGCTACCCACCCGGTCCATAGTCTTAGAAGCGATCAGGCTTTCAACTTCAGCAGCAACAGCGCTCTCAACGGTAAGTCGAGGGTTAGCAGTCATACGCTCAGATGCACCACCGCCAGCCAGTTGCAAGATGGTCTCTTGACTAGCCGTGTCAGGCCCCGTAGCGCCCACCATACGGGCATACCACGCAGGCCGGAGCCTAGTAACCTGTTGAGCAATCTCCTGCCCTCTCGTGCCCTGTGGGCGAGGCGCACGGCCCATTGTACCCGCTTGGGAACCGGGATCACCGAACGTCTGAGTGAAGGCCAGAACCTGTGGTGTACCGTTAGAGGTAAGCTGACTGTACCTCAGAAAAGTACGATCATGGTCTCCGAAGTACGTAGCCCTAGCTACAATACCCCCGTTCTCTTGTTGTCCGAATGCCTGCCAGACTTTATAGATTTTCTGGAAGCTTTCGCCATCAGCACCAGCCAGAGTATTAGCGGTAACAAACGCTTGGATATCTTGTGCTGTCCCACTAAACGTATATCCTCTCTGTTGGTTCATTCTAGTCATTAGTCCGACTGCTTGAGCCGGGTCTTGTTGCCACCATTGACGAAGGGAGTTGTCAACGTCCTGCATACCGTATTTAGCGATGACCGTGGTAGGGTCGCCAGAAGCGAGGCCCATTCGGATATCATTAAGCTTAGCATCCGCAGCAGCGGCAATGTTAGCTGGGTTGGTAGGACTGATGCTGTATTGGAACTGACGTTCCTGTTCCCGCACGTCATCCTCATGCACATCGCGAACATAGCCCTTGACTGCATTGTTGATATCGTCGGCGGAGAACAACGGTACAGTAGACCCGGTATCCCGTTCTGCTTTTAGATTGACACCTTCCATCACGTCTCGGATTTCATCGCCCTTAAGTTCACGGGTAATGATCTGAGCGTTCAGGGTATCGATTAGTTCTCCGTTGTCGAGGGACCAATCGGTAAGGGCCTTACGACTTGCGGTATCCGCAGCAGACTGTATAGCACCAAGCTTGTCAGCATCCATAGCATGATAGAGTAGGCTGTCGTTCCCCCCGTCTGCCATAGCGCGATATGCAAAGAGGTTACCATCAGCCAGCACACCACGAGCAGCTTCTCCAATACCGTCTTGCCATGCAGCATCGTGCATTCCTTCTAGCGGCGTGAAGCTCTCAAGGAACTGTTGCCGTGCTAAACTACGAACCTCATCAGGAAGTTCAGCGGTAGTCATCGTATTCTTAAGTGCAGCCCCAGCGCCCACGGCCCCACTGACAAAGCCCCGACGTAGCGTGGTTTGTTGCCACACGGTACGGGCTTCTGCGATAGCAGGGATAAGGGTAGCCTGACGCTGTAGGATTTCTCCATGCAGCGCATTGTCCGTGAAGGTATCGCCAGTGAGATACTCACCAGTCATATCTTCTAGAAGTGAAGGCAGTTGATCAGGAGGAACTTGTTTAAGCTCATCCATGTTCTCAAGGAGTTGGTTCTGGTATTTGTTCGCACTATCCTGTACGGTAAACGCAGCAGCACCAACTTGGAAATCTGTCGGGCCAAAGATCGCAGTAAGTCCCGGTTGCTCAGCAGCAATCCGTTCCATAGCAATCCCGTCCGAAGCAAGGGCATAACCCTCGCGCATACGTTTCTCTTGGGCCTGCTTAACAACCGGCTCCAAAAGCTTGTCTAGAAATCCGGGAACGCTAGAGCCTACCCCAATACTAATAGTAGGGTTCTGAGACTGAACCACACCGCTTGTGTTCTCCCCAGCGCCAACAACGCCGGTGCGTCCTGAAGTAGGAGCACTAGCGCTATTGACTTGTCTTGCAGCAGGGGGAGTGAAAGCGAAGGTACGGCGAGTAGTCTCTCTATTGTCGTAGCCTTTAATCGCCACTACTAACCTCCGATATTCAAGCGCGGGCCATATCGGCTCTTGACGCTATTCCAAATGTCTCTACCGTAGGGAGTGTTCCCCGCAGTAGTATAAGTCTTAAGACCTGTTAGGCCAGAAGTAAAAGCACTCTCTGCACGAGCAGCAGCACCATCGAAGTCCCCGTTAGCAGCACGGTTGTTTGCGCTCACTAGGTCAAGAACAGCAGAGCCAGCTTGAGGCCCACCAAAATAGGAAGCCGCAGCAGCAGCCGCAAATCCAACGACCTTTTGTAGGCCCGTGACTTTAACATGGTCCACAAACTGTGTATAGTCCAACCCAGCTTGAAACGATTGGTTATCCAACCCTTCAACTGCACCTGTAAGCGTTGAGCCCTTAAGCGCAGTATTAGCCAGCAGATCAGTACGCAGCCCGCGATCTTCAAGTTCTTCCTGTCGTGCTTGGTTTATCCTAAGTGTTTTGTTGAAGGTTTCCACTGAGGAACCACCAACACCCGCAGCAGCCGCAGCCGCTACGTTAGCACCAACTTCCTCAGCCGCAGCTAGTCTTGTGCTGAAGCGTCCGGTGGTAGCTGCGTCTAGGTTCCGTCCAATGTTGGCCGTGATGTCGTCAATAGACTTACCGGCGGCCTTCAGGCGTTTCTGATTGTTAAACGATTGCATCCAGCTATTAGATGCTGCCATCGCACCCTTAAGCTCATTACGAGCCTTCTGAGTGATCCGGCCTGCATCTATCTTAGCTTGCTCTCTAATATGTACGGAATCGCTTGACAGTAGTTCAAAGGCACTACCCATCTACACTCTCCGGGTATTATTAAAGGATTGACCAAGCCACGAGATTGCGGTAATGGTTAGAGGAAGCCAAGTCTTTGCACTAAGCGTGTACTTACACTCCCGCACTTCTTTACCGATGAAAGCATTAACGGTAGTGGTAACGATAGGTTGCCTCCCGATCAGATTGATGTTCTGGCCCAAGATGCGCCCATTGAAAGAAAGGGTTCTCTTAGTTCCAGCACTAGTCTCTACATCACAGAATAGCCCAGCGGTATCTGATACCGACACACCAAGTCGCCCGAGCGTCAGACGCCCGTTAACAATCGCCTTGTCATTCTGATCCCTGACGTAAGGATTAGTCGGAGTGACAAAGGCGGGATAGGATATACCTGTCCAGATACTATCCTCAGACACGCCGGGGTACTGTGTAAGGAAGGACGTAAGCTGTGCATACGGACTACCAAGCAGGAAATATTCGGTGGTGTTATCAAAGGCAGCAATAGCGTCTAGTCCCGTACCCGGATGGATAAAGCCCTCGTCGTTAGACACAGGCCTCAGGCTATCCGCATAAGGCTTACTTGACAGACTGCTATCGGTGACAAAGGTATCACAGGCAATATAAACCTGACCGTCTGAATGACGGATAGTGAACGCTAGGATTTCTCCGTTGTTAGAGCTAATGCCAACAAGCGGTCCAATATCCTCTCCCCATTCCCAACGGTTCCAGCTATCGAACACACGCTCCGTCCCGGCTGGATTATCCAAATAGGTGTAGAGATATAGTCCGTAGCGAGAAGTCGTAGTTCTAAGGAAGACAATGTTAGGCGCAGTCACTGTAATGATCTGAGTGGGCAAACCACCGAGATACTTATCCAGTTGTTGTGACACGTTGATGCTCTCAGGGTTATCCGAGAAAGCGCTAGTCTGAACTTGGTGAAGCGAGACCTTATTGTTTCGGCTCGTAGAGTAGTAAACAAAGTTGCCACTATTCTTAGGATCAGCAAGCTGCCCATCCTCATACTCCGCAACCACAACAATGGATGCGTTCTTAGAAGTGAGGCCTACCCGGCCATTCACAGTGTACCACTTACGTTTACCGCATAGCAGTAGGCTACGGTCATACGTAGTCGAGCTAGTTATTGTATCATCCTCTGCACCAAGGGCGTAGATTTCAATCGGGTCAGTATCCTGCGCGGTTAGCACAGAGCCTCTAAACCAGTTGAAGTAATCGCCGGGGCGAGAGAATAGTACGGTAGCACCAGAGCCTATGACCAGACGGTCTTGGAAGATGCCTAGGTAGTCAATACGCTTACCAAAGAAAACAGGGGCAGGAGTAGTCACTTCATCCCCAACCGAGTTGGGTTTGTATAGCGGGTTATCCTCTCCCGTTAGCCCTGTGAGGTACGCAGCCGAGGATGCGAGATACAGGGTCTCATTCTTCACAGTGCCCTGTACGAAGACGCTAGTAGGCTGCATGAGCACACCAGCGGCCTCTTGCCAAGTCACTTCCGTCCATGACGTAGCGTTGGTATTCTTAGGGATAGCTTTGAGGTAGAAGACTTCTTCACCGGCTTCCTTCTTAGGGGAAACCTTAACGACCTTACCGGGCCAATGAATAGTAGACACTAAGTCCAACGCATCAACGGTATTGCCTACAGTGCGAATGAGCGTGCCATCAGCACCATCGTCCCCGTCAACCTCAACGAAGTTAAAGTCGTCAATGCCTAGGGTGCTTCCGATGATAGTCATGTTCTGAACGCCTTGTGCGATCAGTTGCTCTTTAAGCTGGAAGATAATATTCTCCGGAGTAGCATCCGCAGCCGCCTCACCAATGTACGCGGTGACAGCAGAGTTGTACGCATTAGTCCGGTCATTCACTTTCTTCTGATAATCTGGGTCACTCGTAAGAATGTCCGAGGTGTTCAGAAGCTCGGGATAGGATGAGGGCTTGGTCTTATAAGATGCCTTAAGTTCCGTGCCATCCGTTTTAGTAAGAGTAACAGAGAAGGTTCGGCTGTATGCCCCGCCCCTAATCCAAATCGCGAGTTTAATCTTGTTGTCAGGATCAGTGTAAGGATTGGTCAGTGTGTAGCTAGGGACAATGCTGTTCCCGGCTAGGTAGATATATTTCCCGACGTTAACTGCCGCCGATACACCGCCTGCCTTGAGCAGGTTTATAGTAGTATCCGCAGGGTCAGTAACAATAGGGATCAGCTTGCGAGTGTCCTTGTTAAAGGCCCACGCAAACGAAACGTTCTGAACTTCCACGTCCGAAGCTTTCGTTCTATAGACAAGTGCGTATTCCACACCGCCAACGAAGAACGTAAACTCCTTGTGGTTCTGAGTGTCAGCCACGAGAGCATCCCACAGGCCCGAGTTGTAATCAGCGATTACTTTCTCATCCTGCAAGACACTCCCATGCCGACGAGCCAATCCTTTAACAGGATCGGACATCATGTTCAGTTGTTCATAGTGTTGACCTGAACGCCGGTCCTGAGGGACTTGTTCCGACACGCCCAGCACAACGCTGGCATAAGAGCCAGATACTTTACCCATCAGGGCCTCCTTATATTAACCTGAGTAGTTGGTAGTACGATACGTGGTTTCACCACCGAACCGCACTTTAGTAGAAGCCAGAGTTTCTCTAAGGATCAGAGCGCCACTTACAGCGTTAAGCTGATAGTTGACAGGCTCGATCAAGTTACCTCCTAGGCTGCTTTCATCATTGATGCCATAGATACCATTGGTGCCCATGTTAATATGGAGTGTACCGATAGTATTTTTGGTAGGTCGCCAGTTGTTAGGTCCACCGCTGTTATCAATCAGGCAAACGGCCCCAATGGTAGCAGTAGAAATAAACGCGTTCTGGTAGTTGAGGTTAGAGATAACCCCGCCAGCGAACACGTTCCCTTCCGTATGACCAGCGCCTGCATTAGGAGAGCCAGAGAGGCAAACACCCCAGCGCCCAATATCTTGCATATTGAAAGCACTGAACGTATTGTACTTAGCCCCGTGGACCAGCTTAATGCCAGCGTCTCTAGCTTCCTTAATCGTGCCGGGTCCAAAGTTACAGTTTCTGGTTTGAATGTCAATAGCTTCACTCAAGTTCCGGAACTGATAACCAGCAATGGTATGTCCACCGTCATCAGCACTAAAGGTGATACCGTCTGTCTGTTCTCCGAACAACGCCTTAAGCGTAGCACCCATAGTGATGTCATTCACCTTAATGTAAGGGAAGAAAATACCATAAGAGTTGGAGGGCGAGATATGATCGTTATCGATTTCAATGCCAGAGATTTGACGCTGACCCGCATAAGCGAAGTTGGACGTCATGTCATGCACGTAGGGGTTAATGATCGATCGACCACGAACGCCGGACAGTGTGATACCGACACCCATAGGGATACCGAAGACTTCAACGTCCATGTTCAAGTTTGTTACGTTTTGCGCAACAATCCCACGGAGGTAACGTCCATTATCTGTAGCCTCAGCTTGAACGATAACACCCTCAAGGTGCTGCTGGTTACCGGGAGTATAAGCTCCGGAGTTAAGCCCATCGAACTTCAAACCCACAGCCGATGTGCCGTAGCCACGATCCACCGTATTGGTGAAGTTAGCAGCAGGCATAAAGATTGTTGGCTGATTAGCGTGATCGCAGACAATGCCAGTGTTAGACGGGAACACAAGCGTACCACCGGGCCGAAGCTGATCACCGCCACGCATAGACAGAGGCTTGGTAGCCGTAGCAAGATAGGCGTTGATAGCTGTAGTATTTGCGGTAGCTTGAGCCGTGGAGGCCGCACCCATAGTAACGCCAGAGATATCGTTGACGTAGGTTCTAACGATGTGCTTCTGTACGGTTGTAGGAGTTACGCCGTCATCAGATAGAGCGCCTACAAAAGCAGCAGCGCTAGTCAGTGCAAGGTTTGTACTGTCCCAAGGGGTAGCGCCCCATTGGGGCCGGGTAGAAAAGCCTGCTTGACCAGTAGCTCGGTTAAGAGAGAACGCTGTGCCAAGAGAAGCGCCGGTATCATCATATCGAATAATAGTATAGTTTGAGCCAGCGTTAGCGCCAGCCTCTGCCGTACCATCACCCATATTGGTGATCCAGCGCCGAGAAGTACCTGTCCTAGCGTCAAGCTGCTTAGGGGTGCCAGCAGCGCCGTCATAGCGGATCACACCAGTAAACGTAGGACTAGCTGACGGAGCTTTAGCAGCCATGTCAGTAGTGTACGTTGTGGTATCCACCTTTAACGCCAAGCCTGAGGTCAGCGCTGTAACGTCCGCTTTCAACGCTAAACCAGAGGTCAAGGCTGTGGTATCCGCTTTCAAAGCCAACCCTGAGGTATAGGTCGTAGTGTTGACCTTCAAGTTCAGGGCTGCTAGTTGTGCGGTGCTAACAGGTTTATCAGCGTCGGACGTATTAGTTACGTTACCTAGGCCAACGGAGGCTGCACTAATAGGGCCTGTGATTTTGGTAGCCAAGGCTGCGATAGCCTCATAACTAAGGGGCTTCTCAAGGTCCGGGGTGTTGTTCACCAGATCGAGACCAAGGTTTACCTTAGCCGCAGGAATACTAACAAGGTCCGAGAGGTTAGCGTCTTTACGCACTCTCAGGCCAACGGCAGTTCCCATAGCTTGTGCAAGGGCGATAGTACCGATGTTGATATCTTCAACGTCCTGTGCGGACGCATAGCCACTAACTGCCATTTTCTGCATCCTCAAAGACAGCGACGTAATCCACATTGGGAAGATCGACAGGGGCGGGTGTGATACCCTGTGTGGTATTAGGAAGCACTCCACCGCCATAGCCCATAAGCCCACGTCCACCCAGCATGTTCATCTTAGCGAGAACAGAGCCACGGTAGAGAAGGTTACTGTCTGTAGCGCGAATGTTCTCTGCATTCAACACAGTGTAGGTTTCTCGTTTTTCATTGAGAAGAAGTTCAGTCTTACGCGCATCCGCATCATAGTCTTTACCAAAGTCCAACTGCGCGCATATGCCGATGTAAACTTTGGCCAGAGCAGGCAAGTCCTCGAAAGGAACCTTCCTAACCATACGTACACGAACAGCACGTCCGATAGTATAGCCAGCACCATTAGGATCATAGAGCCTGCGTCCACGGGCAACAAGGTGCGTCCATGGATTTAGTGGATCAATGCTAATGGTGTCTTCAGGAATGAATACGAAGTTTGTAATAGGGTCCGGTTGTAGGTCAACCAACTCGCGGTTAAACCACCAAGATTTCGCTTGTTCTCTAGTGTTGGCTACACGTAGCTTAGCCAGCGCGGAAGCGACCATAGGATGGTCTTCTTCCAAAGAGTTGAGTGGGCTTTCCCCGAGCAGCGCAATGCAGTCATTGACCACATCAAGAGTAGTATCGGGCATAGAAGCTCCTAAAACGAAAAGAACCCGGACAAGCATAAGCTCATCCGGGTCCAATGGTGATTATGGCAGCAGGATTGCGCCCGCGTATTCAGCGCGGTTCGGAGTAACCCCGAAGGCCATGTGGCTGTCAACGAACCACATCTTGTAAATCTTGTCGTAGAAGACATCGCTTTCCAGCGGGATGGTTTCACCAGCCAGCAGAGCACGGGGCGAGAACGCCAGACCTGCAAGCTTAGAGAAGTCACCGTTGTAGGCGTTACCATTAGCCGTGTTCGACAGCAGGTGTCCAGTGATGTTCGTGTTCGGAATGTTATTCGAGCTAACAACCGGAGCACCAAGGGCCTTAAAGACAAGACCTTCCTTCTGCGTACCATCAGCAGTATGATACATACCGTTCTGGATTTGCTCACTATCGCGCAGGGCGGCGAACACGTCAGGCCGGAAGGCCAGCATGATGTCGTCGTCCATGAAGTCCACGTCCTTCAGAGCCATCTTGGTTTGAAGGTTCGAGACCGCACGATACATTTTTGCCGGATCAGTAACATCAGCAGCGTTAGCAAGAGTTTCTTGCGAACCGCCGAAGTGACCATCGGGCTTACCAGAAGCGCCGCCGTCTTGATAACGCGATTGCGTCAGCAGGGCAGACCTAGCAGCTTGAATGAAGAAGGCTTGGTCACGGAACTTGGCGATCTTCTTGCCGTGTTCAACACCAACTTCCTTACGCGCATCATACTGCGTTTGGAACACGTCCAGCAGCGGGAAGATGTTACGGGCATAGATAACCGTATCAACGGTCAGTTCAGCCTTCGAGAAGTCGATACCACTAGCGGCAGGAGCAACACCGGGTTCAACCTTACCTAGGGTAGCTTCACCCACGGCATAGTTACGAACAGTGTTAGTGCCCCGAATAGAGCGCATAGGAATCCAGTCTGCAAGAACAGACTTACGTTCGATGGTGCCCTCAACGTGGCCTGCATATTCTGCAATGACCAGAGCGTTGGTGTCACCAGTTTGTTGTTTTTGGTTCGGGTAGGTAACCGGAGCCATTACGTCGGTAGTAGGAAACAAACCGGGCATAGTATTATGTAATCCTTATGCGCTTCTTATGATCGCGTAAAGCGAGCGGCGCGTTGTTGGAGGGCTCTATATTCAGGAGAGCCATTGTTGATTGCATCCACACCCCTCTCGCGTGAAAGCTTGTCTAGAGCTTTAGTATATTCTCGCGGAGAGAGTGGGGCATTAGCATCAGTTACCGCACCACCAGCAGGGACAGCGCCCTTCAATGGATTGGCAGGGGTTACAGTAGTACCACCAGCCTGATTGTATAGTTGCTGAAGCATAATGACAGCAGCCCGTGCAGAGACGGGGCTTTCGTTCAGCATCTTATTAACTTGGATTTTCTCTGCGTCGGTAGCTGTTTCTTTAGCCCAACCTTGCAGAGTAGCCCAAGCATCCTCACCACCGGCTGTCTCATGTACTGCCGAGGTAATAGTAGCCGCATTAGCCTGAGCGGTCTTAACCGCCGAGTTATACGAGTTCTTTGCTAGTTCGACGTGTTGTTGCCAACCAAGGGCTTTATCCCCAAGGGCAGCAAGTTTCGCCTCTAGATATGAGAAGTCACCTTCACCTGCTTTAATCATAGCAGGGTCATTAGGTTCAAGACCAAGTTTGCCAACAAAGGCAAGAGCAATGTCCATACCAGCATCGCCGGTCGGAGCATAGATTACACCAGCAGCGCCAGTCTCAGCTTCCAGCGGAGCGCTCTCAGCCTTAGCTGGCTCACCAATAGTAGGCGCAGCAGGAGTAATGAGAGGTTCCGGGGTAGCAGTAACCGCAGGCGGGACTTGGCCCTGTGCGAGCGCCTGAGCAGCCTCAGGGGTACTTGCGTTAGGGGCAGGAGCCACAACGGCAGGAGTGACGGGAACTGAGGTTGCCGCAGGGGCAATAACCGGAGCCGCGCCTTGGCTGTCTTGATTAGAAACGATAGTCATTATTGTCCTGTTGCACCAGAGGCTACAATAGCTTCACCAGCATTAGCGCCCGCTTGTGCGGCCATCCGTTCCTGTTCAGCTTGTTGGGCTCTTTGTTGATCTTGTTGTACCTCAGCCTCGGACTTAATATAACGGGCGGGGTCAATGCGTCTAGCAGTTGCTAGGTCCGCTACCACGGCGTCAAGTTTCATACGGGCTAGTACGGTGGGTTGAATGTTGCTAAGGGACACTACGTCCGCAAGGAACATCTTAAAGGTTTCCAGATCACCGTCTCTAGACAGAGCGTCAAGGCCGGTAACGATAGAGGGTTCAATGTCCGTGCCACGAATAGAAAGTTCCACAATGTCCATGAGCCAATAGGCCATAGGCAGTTGGAAGTCCACGGCTAGGCGAGAGTAAGCACCACCAAGGGAGGTCTCAAGCTCTTGCGCTTGCATGCGGATTTCTTCAGCAGTAACACGTTCAGCTTGCCGAGTAACAGCGGAGCCCATGAGAAAGCCACGGCCAATACGATTAATGTATTCGCTGGACATTTCGCCCATGACGGCGAGGTCTCTAGACTTGCTACTCTCAACAAGGGTAATGTCTCCCTCAACACCGGGAATGACAGCACCGTTCTCACTGTTCTCAAAGTCCTCGGGTTTAGTAAACCCAGCAGGGTTAGCTAACCAACGAAACTCTGAAGAAAGAATAGCGCCTTGGATTTGTGCGGTGCTAAGCATGGACAGGCCAGCGAAGTCACCTTTGTAATCCTCAACCAGTCCAGTACCATAATGGGCGTCATCAGACAGGTCCCAAGTCAGTACACGGTAAGGCAGGTTCTTTTCAGACCATTTACCATCAAACTTCTTAGACAGCCGGATAGTGTCCACATGCTGTTCCAGCTTGTAGTCACCGTTCTCATCCAGCTTAATCCATTTGTAAAGCTTGACCTCTTGGTCCTCTTTACGGCGCAAACCCTGACGCAGGCATTCTTCCTGCACAGCGTCATCAAGCTCATCGAACTGAACGGTATCCTCAAGCAAAAGCTCTAGGACTTTACCGCTGGCCGAACGCCGTACTTGATATTTCTTAATGCCAATAACTCTGAGATTATCTTTCTCAAAGAACAAGAGTACGTTGCCTAGAACCACTAGGTTCTTGACGGCTTCGTACAACTTTGGTCGAACTGCCATGCGATCCAACGCACCAACGGCACGCTTCTCAGCTTGGGCTAGTTCTACTGACAGGGCTGCGGGGTCCAAACCTACTTCGGTTAGTTCCTTAAGCATCTTAGGCGTAGGGTCCAAACGGAAGAAGGGTCTGGACGGAGCGAACAACGCCAGCATAATCTTGTTAGCCAAGTGGTTGACAGCTTGTGCGCCAACGGCTTGGTAGTCGTGAGAAAGTTCCTCACTGTTTTGTGTGTACCCGGTAGGGGTGCAAAGTTTGGGTAGGGTGAGCGCAGCGTATTGTTCAAGCCGCGTAATAAATCCACGCCGCTTACCGTCTAGCTGTGTCCACCTAGCCGAAGCTTGTGTAGCGTGGGCCATCCCGATCCTTAAATATTAATGCCAGCACCGCTTCCGCGATTGGCTTGGAATGCAACTCGTTGAGGCCTACGACGGCCAGTGGCGCTATCAATGACACCCTCATCCTGAGGGGCCAGGTCAACCTCGACTTGGTCCATAGGAATATTAAGTTTCTCTGAAGCAGCTTCCGCTGCACGAGACTGTGCGATTGCACTTTCAATGCCCATCTGCGCTTGTTGCGCAGCTAAGCGGTCAGCCGCCGCTTGATCATTGGCAGCCTTAAGAGTAGCAGCCGCTTGTATCCTAGCGTTTCTTTTGCCGCCGAATAGATCACCCATTAGGCTTCCTTGATTAAAGAGACAGCCTCCTGATGAAAGCCGTGGTTATTATAAACTTTACTCATAGCGCGGTCTGATAGAGCAAAGGCTGTGCCTACTCCTACCAATACCGCACCATGAGCTTGTCGCCGATCTTCTAGGAAAGCCGGGACGACTGAGAAAGAACTACCCTCGTCGCTTATGCGGAGAACTAGTTTTTCCTCAAGGTATGTGATGCTATCGTCAGCGTACCACGGAGTTCCTACAAGATAGGATACTAAGTAAGTATCATCTACAATGTAAGTCTCGTTAACGTAGAGGCCTTGCATAACAGCATCTAAATCTAGATACTTGAACCATCCTTTACCGCCGCGAAGCTTATGCTTTCTAATAGCACTATCAATGATAGGATATAAGATAACACAATCTTCTTCGGTGATCTTTCTATATGTCATGCTACAATACCTTCTCTAATCATTTTGAGAACGTGTTGTACTCCTAGCATATAACCTGCTTGGATATCTGTAGTTTGACTTGTCGGTTGTGGAGAACCTAGCTTACGTTCAAGGTCTTTATAAACCTGTTCTGATATTCTATGTACTACAATAACCTTAGTTGTATCATCGGGCAATAGATGCTCCTTGTGTCCGAGGGTGACGAAACTACGTGTGCCTCTACCCTACGAGAAAAAGTAGGGAGAGACAAGCACGTCGCGGAGGTTCAAGCTACCCTTGTCAGGGAGGCCTGTCAGGTCATATCGTGTAGCGAAATCAGCCAGATGGTCCGAGGCTTCATACATCGCTACGAACGTTTCACGGATGATGTTATAGAACCTAGCGCTGTCGGCGGCATGGGTTCCGTAATCATCGTGGATCATCGCAAGCTCTAGGCCTTCCAGTTTTGCAGCAACCGCCACAAGGTGTAGGTGGGCGGCGTCAAAGGAGTGGATGAAGTTTGGAGCAACACCGTTTCTATGCCTGTTACTATCGGGGTTCTCGGTCTCCTTGTGTATTTTAAGGATAGCCTTCCCACATAGGTTGGTTCGGATTTGATGTTCGGACCTTTCATTGTAAGCTTGGATCACGGGGAAACCACTAGGACTAACCCAACGAACGGTCTCGTTACCCTGCTTGATGATAGTCTTGGCTCCACGCTGAAGCCAGTTCATAGCCTCCTGAGCCTTGACCACAACCTCACCAATCGCATCCCATACGAAGTGCGACAGGTATTGTGCAGCCTTCTGATACTCAGCCTTCTCAAACTCCGGAGCCTTACCCATCTTAAGGTAATCACCAACGATGAAGTCCGCGCAAGAGAAGCGAGTAGAGCCATAGGGCAGGGTCATCACAGAACGCTTAACGAGCGTCCGGTTAATCCCATGCTTCAGCCACTTGTCCCGATAGCCAGCCTCATCCGGTCCAATCTGGCGGAGAGCCAAGGCCGTAACCTCAGCGACCATTTGATAGATATCATTAGGCTTATCGCCGGGCATAAGGTTAGTAGCCTTGCCACCAATCTCATCACGGAGCATAGCCGAGAAGTTCTGTAGTCCGTTGCAAGTTCCATCCATACCAACGGGGATATGACTTACGAACGTGTGCGGGTTGGTCTTCCACTCAGCGTACTCAAAGCACCATGCAAGGAACTGAAGCGGGCTATCAGCCTCACGCCATTCATTGTTCGACACATGGTCCGAAGCAAAAGCCATAATCTGATCGTGATGCTCAGCAACCCAAGCTACGCGATCATCCAAAGATACCTTATCATAGCCCCACTTATTCGCCCCGTGAATACAGAACCACTTCTCTGCGTCCAGAGTTTCCAATGGCTTCCCATTGCTGAACCTCAACAACGCTTTCTGCATGTCGGACCCTTGAGGTGACACACCAGTTGTTTGTGCATACAACCTCCCACGGAAGTCCGCAAAGTACACGAAGTAGATCGCCGGGAATGCGCGGAACTTGTCCGCTACTGTGGTGGCTGTATAAAATCTTCCGTATTTGGTCCCGCGCAGTTTCATCTGCGTAAACCATTCCGCCTTCAATCGCTTCCAATGAACAAACTCCTCTTGTTGTGGAGGCGTCATTGTCTCCATCTTCATATCACCCATTAGCCAGTCAGGCTTCAGGGGAGCGGGGAACTCAGCTTGGCTGAGGATTTCTTCCATGTCGAAGTGTCTTGCAACGTCTCGGATCGCATCAAGCATTTTTGAGTTGATCTGCCATGCAGTAGATTGTAGAGCATTGATCGCTGCCAAGGGTATAGTGAGGTCTCCGTCAGAGAAGTCATCAGCGCTACGAAGGTTGACGGATCGGACAGCGAAGGGTTGCATCCGTCGCATTTCTTTAGTGTGGAAACCCCCGTCGTCAAGGGCAACCCAATCTTTCGGCGGTTCAATGCAGGGAAGGTAATAGGGAGTTGTTCCAATGATATGTTCCTTAACTCCTCCGATAAGCTCAAGCAAAGGCTCAGCCAAACGGATATGGATAGAGGTACGGAGGTTACCAGCCCGAGCCGTAGCCGGGGTATCATGCCGCGTCTCAACCATGCCCAACTGTTCAAGCTGATCAATCAGGTAGGAGCCAACTTGGATCACGCCGGACTGGCCCCATTCAGGAACAGGGATGCCATTCTCCTTGGCTTGCATCTTAAACACCGTCATGCGGTGCCGCTCACTTTTAGAGAGCCGACGATCCAGATCATTGACGAGAGTATAGAACAGGCTAGGGTTCAGGTGTTCAAACAGCACAAGACACTTCTCGTGATAGACAGCCTTGCCCATCTGAGAGGCTACCGTGCGGGCCACCGGGGTCTCACGCTCTGTCATCAACAGGTTCAGACAGTTACGCACAGCGAGGTACGCGATAGCCTCAGCGTTCATACCTTCTAGCAATGCGGTGTGAGCCTTGCGGCGGCCCGGTGACTTAGTATCCATGTCCTCTTGGATGATAGCAGCAAGAGGCAGAACGAACCTACGATACACCGCTTGGGCGTAAGGATTAGCATTCGCCCTCCCTGCTTCTTCATTGGTATTCATCATGCGCTCAGCACGACCTTTACCAAAGTCATACATCTGGTGTTCAAGTTCGATCTGTGTAATCATGTTGTTCCTATAATCTTGGGCGAAGGTCTAACTCTACACCCTCACAAGTAACCCGGTCAAAGGTCATATCGTTAATACGATATCCATGCCCATCAACCTGATGAACTATATCGTGTCTAACGGCTATTGCCATTTCTTCCATCGGGGTTGGTCTATCAACAGGACCAGTATAAATGTAGTTCCAATCTCGTCTAATAGGAATATACATGACCGGGTTCTTAAAATAGAATGACCGATCACGCTCTTTCCAAGTCTTTCTAATAAGAGCCTCTCGCTCAGGCGTCAGGGGTTGTGACGTCATCACGAATGCCTTTGAAGCGAGGCTCTCTCAGAAGTCCCTCGGAACTGTAGTCCATAGCTTCGACCTCAATGATCTTTCCAACGATCGAACTTGGATTATCAAACCACGAATGTCGTTGAGCATCTGTCCCCGCATTGACGGAAAGCGCCTTGCCGTTGAAAAGAACGGTGATGCTTCCAGCTCTGCCTCTGTTTTTACCAAGACCCTCGACAACTCCTGTAACTCTAAGAGCGAAAGAAAGTTTGCGCTTGATCTTGATAATCTCACCTGTAGTTCCCGAACCAGCGGTCCAAGTTCCGTTAGGGTCTCGGTAGATAATGCCATCATATCCTCCCTTAGCAACATACCAGTTGCAGTTTTCCTGCGGATCAGTTTCTACCAGCTTCATTGAAGAGACAGGTCGAACTACGTTTCTATCCTGACCTAGCAATCTTAGTTGAAGCGGAGCGAACCTAACATGATAAGGTACAGAACTATGGCCCTTTTCAAACTCTTCAATCGTCAGCATATCGAAAGCTACCAGCCCCAGCCGATCACTCTCCTGATGCCGCCGGAAGTGCCCGCTGATCTCGCTGAACTGGTCAGCGCCGGGCCACCATGCCTCGCCTAATACAACATGCCCCGGAGGGATGATGCCCGCCAGTGCCCGCTCTACGCGGCCCATAGCGCGGTTCGGTTCGCCAGTACGGCTTAGGGTCTCGATATGACCTGAGTGCCTAATCTTGATTACAGCATTGCATCCATCATGCTTGGGCTGTGCAAGGTAGTTGGCTTGCAGATAGCCCGGAGCCTCTAGCACTTGGCGGCGGGCTTTCTTAACTTTAGAAAGCTCCACCGCCTTGTGAATGATGTAGTCGCTCAAAGAACGTTGTCCGTGAAAGACAGCGAGGACTTGTATTCCCGCTGGCTAGTATAGGGAGGGATACGGCTGGACATAGAAGCCTCCGCGCCGGAGTACACACGTTCAGCAAGTCGGGCCAGCTTTTTAGCTTTAGCTTCCTCAACTCGATGCTCACCATACATGACAGCCAGTTGGGCCATCATAATCTGTACGTCCGCAATCTCACTGATCACTTCCTGACCGGAGATACGACCTCGATCATAATGTCGAAGGGCTAGGATCAACTCCGCCATTTCCTCAATAGCCATTTCAACCTGAGGCTTCTCGCCCCACTTCTTAATGGTGTCTTGATACAGTCTCTTTATAGCTGCGATGTTCACTTGCTCAGGTCTCCTTTGATTTGCTTGGGCATACGAACCTTATGTCGATCATCGACACCGATGCCACGAAGCTTGAATGTCAGTAGGGCCATAGCATTCCACACAACGTGAGTGATATGCAAACAACCAGTCTCAGGATCACGGTCGATACCAGCTTTGAAGTCATGCCAATGGCGATCAAGGCTACCGATTACATTGCTGTAAGCCATACCCTTTTCCCAGTTCCGTTCGGCGTACTTAGAAGCACCGATAGTGAACAGGTCTGCCAAAGCTGCCAGAGCATCCGGAGGGATCAGATCAAACCGACGCTTCCCCGTATTGAACCGAAGTCCTTTATTGTCCACTTTGAGTGTCATTTATTCTCCGATGTGTCCGAGTTGGATCGTGAAGCTATCATAGAGGGATAGACGGGTGTCTTCACGTGGGACGTGGAAGCCCATCCATTGAGCCGCAACGGAGGAATATCCATTGATGCTACTGTATTCTTCGCCGCCGGGGCCTGATCCGAAGAACGCACCGTTAACGACGTACTGGCCAGCATTGAAGGTCGAAACATTATGCTTGTCTCCCATACGGAAATACGTCAGGTACGACCGCTCTTGTTCGCTGCGCTTGGTCTTGTGGGAACGCATGGCGCTCTCAGTTACCGAGACACCCACGCCGTGCTCATACAGAGCTTTCTGGCCGTAGAAGTCAACGATAGCGTAAGTACCATCAGGGATATTGAAAGTTACGTTGTAATACCCGAGGCGCTTCGTAGTGTACTCCAACCCCTTATAGAGAGGATATGCCAACATATCGCGACCGGGGCGATACATTCCCATGCCGTGCCCATCCCAATCATGGTTGCCCGCAATACCAATAACGTCCATAGGAATGCCGAGGCGAGCAAGAGGTTCGAGAACGTATTCAAAAATCGCAATCTGTGCATCGTACATCTGTTCCGAAGTGGAAGTATCTGTAGCACGGGCGGAGTTCTCATGTTTCTTGTCACTCTCGATGATGTCACCGAGAAGACCAAGCACAATGCGCTCTACCTTATAACCCAGCTGGATTTTCTGGCGGATGCCTACAATAGCAGCGCGCCCCATTTCAAAGAGACGACGACGAGCTACCTGTGTATTGTATCCCGGTTGCAGCTTACCGATCTGAAGGTCCGAGAGAATGATCTCTACCGTCATGGGCTTACCCTCAGGGTCCCCGATAAACTGGAAGAAGTCTGTAGGCTCTCGCTCACCGAGGGTCTCGACGATCTGGCGCATACTATCCAGAAGGCTTTCCCTAGTGCCCAGCGCTTCAGTGAGCACACGGTTATCACGACGAAGATCGAGGTTGCTAGTCTGAGCATTCCTCTTTTCAAGGAGCAGCTTAGCACGGCTAACCTCAACGGTGACGTCACTGTCATCTAGCCGGGCAATCAGGAGCCGCAGCAGTTGGGGTGTCATGTGCGGGTACTTAGGCTGCAATCGCTTAGCAGCTTGGGCAATGCTCCATGACCCACGGCCTCCCCTAGGGAGAACCTCGATTAGCTCATCCGGAGAAGGGTTACGTGGGATTTTACGTTTCGTCATGCGTGTGTCCTCTTAAGGGCGCGGAGTTTCTGAGCTTTAAGATTGCGGGCAATCCGCTTCTCATCCTCCGTCTTGTGCAACGGGTGAATGTATTGTGTGGGCGGGGCACGGAGGTAGTCGCCTACTCCGTACATAAAGGCTTCCAGTTGCCCCGGTGCATTGAAACCGAAGCGGGGAGCGTTGTTCTCTAGCTTGCCTAGCAAACTATTGCAGCGCCGGTGCACAGCGCCCCGCACTAGGCCTGACTTGTGGTCATGGTCCAGTACGATCATCTGTTGTGGTAGGGGCAGCTTACACAGGGCACATTTCTGTCCCTTGCCAGCCCATAGGGCGATAGCTGTAGGTTTAATGCCGGAGTGCGTCAGCTTCATCGCGTAGTCCTTTCACACGATTAACGAGTTTATTAGCTGCGGACCGTAGCTCGTCGGGAAAGGCTGTCGATATACACCCATGTCCTTGGTGACGTACAAAGTTGTCGATTGAGGCAGTCCCATCTGATCGCATCCAGAGTAGAGCCGCTTGTTCCACAAATCGATCATCCGCGAGAGAAGCTCTCTCACTTCGGCTGAGTTCAAGTTCTGGTCGGGCGTTGAGGTAATACTCTTGGTAGAGACCGTATACCTCAGCGAATGCAGCTTCGTTGCTGGATTTTCCTGCCAAGAACTTTTCGGCAGTCTTTTCACCCATGAGTTTGAAAGCGGGCTTTCCTTTTGCGTCCGTGGTATAATACTTGGGAAGTCCGGGGATATTGTCGGCGGCGTCGCCTTGAAGCATTTGGAGCCAGAACCACTTGGTTCCATATTGTTTTCCATTCTGCTTACCGACTACATCATAAGCTCCTAGAGGAACTCGGATAAGCTCTTGCGTTTTCCAATCGATGTGTAGGCCGGGGAGCATACGCATGTCTTTATCTGCCGTAGCGATGACAATGTGACCCGGTCCTGAACTTCCTGCCGCATGATACGCGCATGCTGCGATACCATCATCAGCCTCACGCGAGGCCCAAGACTTGACACGAAAATGTGGACCATCATAAGACATAAGCCAATCTTGAAGATAACCATGGTTCTTAGGTTTCTTTGAACCAGCGCGGTTACCCTGATATGGTTTAACAGTTGCAATGAGATAGCGTTCTCCCTTATGGCAATGGGGTGCGGTCATGTGTACGACGACCGTCTCTGCCCCGCTATAGATACGCAGCTTCTCAATGAAGGCAGCAGCGATAATCCTAGCTCGACCGGGTTCCATATCGTCGCCGCCAGCACAGTGATAGCAAATCATATCGCCGTCAAGGTGCATGACAAGGCCGGGAACTAGGAGAGGTATCTCACGAACTTGAGGCGTCTCAGCTTCAGCTAGAGCCTGTAGTTGTTCAATGTCCATCAAACCTGTCTAGTATAATGTGAATGAAAGCAACGGCCGCTAGGGCCGCCGCTACAACTAGCCAAGGTGCCAAGTTAGAAAGGAATGTCGTCATTCAGATCATACTCTTGCTTGACGCCACCTTCCTCAATGTCCAGAGGATCACCACGAGGCGGGGTCTCAGCACCGTCAAGGTCCAAGCTATCCCCGCCAGCTACAACAGCAGCGACAGGAGAGTTCTTGAAGTTCTTGGCTGCGAGGATGCGCTCTTGTATCCAGTTCTTGGACTTGCCCTCAGCGATAACGTTGCCCTTGTCATCCTTCTTAGGATTGAAGACACCGTCGATGAACAGGCTGTCCCATTGTTCTTGGTCAGCGTAGTCCCACAGGAAAATCTTCAGCGGGGTTACAGCCTTGGGAACATTGATGCGCTTGCGCTCAACGCCACCTTCGCCGTCATCGGCATCGATGTACGGAGGACGGATCGTATAGCCATTGGTATCACGGAGGTTAGCATACACTCGACCATTAGCATCGGGCTCAGTCAGTACAACAGTACCGAGGAACTCCTTACCAACCAGCGAGGACATATGCTTGACGTCGTAGTCTTGGTTCATCTTCGTAAAGAGCTTGAAGAAGTTAGCCTTCTCACTCAGGAACTTGTTCTCAGTAATCGTGATGATGAACGGTGTCTCACGAGCTTGATGTTCGTCAGTCTCAGGAGCAGTAGCGGGATAGTTCTTCCCGAGAAGCTCAAACTGAAGCATGACTTGAGGCACGTCCTTATCAGGCTTGCCCGTAAACTTTTTAGTGTGCTCACCGATTTCGATGTAGCTTACCAGACGAAGCATAGCCGTGCCTGCCTTAGGCATATCGAAGGGCTTGCCGCTGCCTTTAGTAGCAACGGTTTGATCCTCGCCTTGTTCGGCCATCTTTTGGATTTTGTTAATGTCAACCATGTGTAATCCTAGTTCTTAAACGACGGACGATATCCGCCCATGTAGGTCTCATAGATTTTAGCACTGTACTTAGCTGTCAGTTCCTCATGGCCCTCAGGCATATGACTTTCTTCCAGCATGTTCGGGCCATACTCAGTTACTGAGGGAACAGGAACAGGAACCTCCCAATCGAAGAGGTACTCCATGTAACCACTAGCCGCTTCCATGCAAGCATGAAGGGCTGCGCCCGCAACACTAACGGCGCTGTCATCTGCATCCACGTATAGAGCATCGTGAACCTGATTGACCAGCAAAGCTTTGCCGCCGAAGTTTCCGGTACGATAGAACACCCGTACCGCAAGCCACATCGCCGCTTTAGCCCACTCGCCACCGCTTCCTTGAACAATGTAGTTCTTGATTTCGGTAGGAGAAAAGCTGGTAGTACAGCCCCCCTTGCTGAGGGGCTTCTTAGCGAGGAACTCCGGGCTTGCGCTCTCCTGCAAGCTGTAACGCTTGCCGTCAGGAGAGTAGAAGTGGGACTTCCGGAAGTTGCAAGTAAGATGTGGAAGATCGGGGTGAGCAGCGAACTTATTCGTGCTTTCACTGTTGTCTTTAACGATCTGAGTGAGGTTCTCATAGTAAAGTTCAATCTCCGGATAACGTTGGTTCTCAACAACGATGAGGGCCTTGACGTCATCAATGGGAATGCCGGTACTCTCAGAAATCTTAGGAGCGCCAGCACCGTAAGCACGTTGGAAGCTAAACTCCTTAGCGCCCTTACGTTTCTCAGGCCAACCGGGCCGGGGCGGTATCTCTTTAGTGCCCTTACACCAGAGCAAGGCTTCCTCATAGGTACAGCCTTCCTTGTTAGCAACCCGCACACAGTGCATGTCTAGACCGGCCTTAAGGTCTTCGATCAGTTGGTCGCATCGTGTAAGCACAGCTTGGACGTAGACTTCCAGCGCGGTAAAGTCCGATTGGATGATCTTGCCATTTGCAAATCGGCTAACGAACAGGGACTTAACCAGAGATTTCTGGCCAGTGGGCAGGTTCTGCAAGTTAGGGTCACTACTACTGAAGCGAGCAGTAACCGTCGAGGTATGATTGAGCTTGTGGTGAATGATACCCGTGGCTTGCACCAGAGTAAGCATCCCCTTCTGGACACCTTTCTCATCTGTAGTGATGTAATAGGTGCCTAGGTCCTTAGCTACGGCTTCAACTTGGCCGAGTTGCTTAAGGAACGGAATGTCCCGGTTAGCTAGGGCCTTGATGACGTCCGCACTCGTGGACCATACACCCTCAGCAGCCAGTGCCCAACGTTTGTCAGGCTCAGTGATACGAGGGAACGTGTACT